GACCTGATCCCCATGGTTCAGCTCACCGTCAACAGCCCCCTGGATACCACCACCATCTGATCTTGATCAGAGCAAAGGCCCTACCATTAGGTGGGGCCACCTTCTTTTTGCGCTATGGCTGCCACGATCAACGCCACACTGAAGAGTGCGACAGCCAACAGCTTTGTGACGTTGGCTGAGGCCAACACGTATTTTGAAACCGTCCCAAGCAGCACGAACTGGGACGACAAGACAGACGATCAGAAGAATCGTGCATTGATTTCAGCTACACGCTGGATCGACACGTTGAATTTTTACGGTGATCGTTGCGATGCAGATCAAGCCTTGAGCTGGCCTCGCAACAATTATCACGTGGATCGTGTTGAGCTTACTTGCTCTGCTATCCCAAACGACATCAAATATGCGACGTATGAACTGGCTAACGCGCTGGCGAATGACACGGATTCGATCACGGGAGCGACGGGCGATACAGGCTTATACGAATCGGTCAAGCTTGGAGAGATGGAAGTTAAGTACAACACTTCAAGCCAGGCTACGGGAACAGTCAATAATGTGTTCGATGTTTATCCTTGGCTCCAGTCTTACCTTGGCGCTTATTGCCTTGGCGGCAGTGGGAGCTATCAGGTCCGTACTGTGAGGGGTTGAGATGGCTGGAGCACTCGACAAAGTTTTTAAGGAAGCAGCTAAGGCAATCGTTGCGGATCTTGGCGACGGCTTGGATACCGAAATCGACTACACCCGCAAGTTTGATGGAACGTATGACACAGCTAAGGGCACGTTTACGACATTCGACCGTCCGTACTTCAACCTGAAGTGTCCTATTGAGTTTATTACTTCTGATGAAGAGGCAGGGTATCAAGAAAATATCGCTCGTCTTTACATTAGTCCAGATCTAATTGGAGGCAATCAGCCCACACTTCAGGATGAAATTACATTAAAGTTTGCGGGAAAAGATCGTGCTGCTAAAATCCAGGACATTCGTACTTTTAGGGGCGGTCAGGAATACCTTTATATTATTCGGGTGGTGTTCTGATGACGCTTGTAAACGCTAGGGCTGCATTTGAGACTGCGATCAACACTGCAGTGACAGCAGCAGATGCCACGGTTTCGGTGGTGTTCGATAACATGCCGTTTACAACGCCTGGTCGTGACAAAAAATATGTGCTTGTAACAATCAACTTTGAACAGGCTACGCTCCAAAATCAGGGTGCCGCTACTGATTTTTATAGCGGTAGTGTTCAGTGCGGCATTTTTACACCACGAGACAAGGGCACTGCTGGGGCATCAGCTATTGCAGAGTCAGTCATTGATGGCCTGACTTCTGTAAATGCTTCTAGCTATACCGACACATATTCAGCAGTGCCAAGAGTTGAGCAGATCGTTGGCCCTACTGCGATTACGACCGAAAACAATAGTCACTTCTTAAGCGTAATTAACTGTCGGTTTACGGCGATTGCGTGATGGCTGCAAAACCAATTACTGAATTGGCTGAAGACCTTCGCAAGTTTGTTGAAGAAGGCCGCGCCCAAGCTGGTCCACGAATTGTTTTTGCGCTGCAGCATGAAGGGCCATGGTGGACTGGAACGTTTGGCAAAAGCTGGAAGCTAGGTGCAACTAAAATTCGACCTGTCAATGCTGAAAATGTTGAGCAAATAGGAGTTGGTGGCGCTCCAAGGCGCGATACGTTTATTACTGGTGGTGATCCAGTGTCAGCCAAGCGAACCGCCAAGCTTCCTCAAGAGCCACCAATCTTGCGTGTGCCATACGGTAAGTCTTTGTATATCGGGAACGAGTCAACTTATGCAGGATTTGCTACGAATCAACCAGGACAGACGATTAGAGGCACGACATACGAGCAGCACGCTGACAAGTACCGCATTACAGCTACCGGTCCTGATTGGTACAACGTTTACACAAAAGGTGGAAAAATCATGGATGACCTAACCGAAGGATTTAGGCGTGCCGGTGCAAGTAGGTTATAGTACAAGAGAAAGTCGTTAGCCCTTGATGGAACGCGCAATCGACAAGCTGTGCAAAGCGTTCAGCGTTGACGAACGCAGCAGCTACTCGGTTAAAAGCGGTAGTGAGGTCGTCTTGAAGTTGTACTGGACACCTTTGACGATTGCTGATCGGGACAGAATTAATCGAACGTTGCAGGCGTTAAAAACTGCTGACGACGGTGGCATGGGCTTTGCCGTTCAGATGCTGATTGAAAAAGCTGAGGACGAAAACGGCAAGAAGCTGTTTCAGTCAGGTGATCACGCAAAGTTGGTGAATCGACTGCCGATGGCTGTTGTGATCGACATCATGGCCAAAATGCAAGGTCTTGAGGAGGTGGAAGAACCGGACGAGATCAAAAGCGAAGCTGACTAAGGACAATTACCTGTTCTTGCAGTTTTTTATTGCAGAGAAGCTGGGCATGACGCTTGCTCAGCTTCGCGAGTCAATGAGCACACAAGAGCTGTTTGGTTGGAGCGCGTATTGCTCGCTGAAGGCAGAGATGGAGCAAAAGGAGATGGATAAGGCCCGTGAGCAGGCTCAATATCGTCGTGTGCGCTAATCTGTCTTTATTAGTGCGGGCTTGCCGTGGCTGGAGCCAACTACGAGGTAAATATCCAGCTAAAGGCCGATCCAGCGCTGAAGTCGCTGGAACGCATTGAGCAGAAGATCAATAAGCTGACAAAAACTTCAGTCGATTTGCAGGATGCCAGAGGCGCTGCAATGGTTAAAAACCGCAATCTTGCGGATCGAATCAACAAGTTAGAAGAAAAAGGGGTAAAAGTTACAAAGATGCGTGAGCGTCTTGCAAAAGCTATCGCAAAAGTTGATAAAGGCAGTTTGCAGACTGCAGCAGCGCATGAAAAAATCTTAAATCGAGAAGTAAAGAAAGAAGAGCGTTTGCTTCAGGTCAAAAAAGATCAATTAAAAGTCGACAATCAGCAACAACGAAGGCGAGGTGGACTTGGTGGTGGCGGTGGAAGACTGGGCCAAGCCATTTTGGGTGGTGGTTTTCCATTACTGTTTGGCGGCAGCTCATTTCAAGCGCTAGGCGGTGCTGTTGGTGGCGCGTTTGGAGGCTTTGCCGGTGGTATTGGTCTTCAGGTCGCAGTCGGTCAAATAGAAAATTTGTTTAGCAAGGCGTCTGAGCTTGGACAGGGGTTAAGCGAATTAAATTTTGATCTAGCAAAAGTTACAGAGTCGGCTGGCTTTGCGGGCACAAAAACAGCTCAGCTGCTGGAGCGGATTGAGCAATATGGTGACGCAGCAAAAGCCGCTGAATTGGCTACAAAGTTATTAGAAGCAAGAGTTGGAAAGGATGGCGTAAAAGCGTTGAAAGATTTTGGCGAAAAGGCCGGAGAGCTGGGACGAGCGTTAAGCACGATATTTAGTCAAGTCTTGGCAGGTATTGCAAAAGTTGCGGGTCCGCTGCTTAATTCACTTGCAAAGTTCGCTGGAGAGCAGGCGGCACTTGGCGCGTTCAAGGCCAGAACCGATCTTGTCGCTGGCAGCAAAGAAGCTTTTGCTCAGCAAATTTTGACTGGTCAGGGTTTGCCGCAAGGGCGAGGACCAAGACAAGCTCGACTTGCTTCTGAAGCTAAAAGATTGGGGCTTGATTTGCGTTCGTCAACTCAGTTTACTAATTTTGCTAGACAAACAGCCGTTGAAAGTCAAGAAGCTTTTGAGCTACCAACTATTCAAGAAATTGAATTTCAAGCGTCTCAAGTTGAAGATCCTGCGCAAAGAAAGGCAAGGACCAAGCAAGAGAGAGAAAGCATTAGGGAGTTCTTGAGAGAACAGAAGCAGCAAGAAAAAGATCGTTTGGCCTTAATTGAAGCCGAGAATAAAATTACTTTGGCAAACTTGCGGACAATGGATCAAATTATTGAAAGCCAAGGCAAGCGTGAGGGTTTGCTGCAAGCACGAATCGATGGAACACAGGAAGAGTACGAATTAAATCAAAGAATTGAAAAAATTAAAAAGTTAGGGCTAAAACCTGCAGAAGAAGCAGCCTTAATTAGCGCAGAACGAAATATCGCTAGCATGGAGGATCAGGTTAAATTGCTTGAAAAGCAAGAGCAACTTTATGCTCAAATTGGCCAAACAATTAAAGAAGGAATTGTTGATGGCATTATGAGTGCGATTGATGGCACGCGGTCGCTGACGGAATCTTTGTCCGGGATTCTTCGTCAGATGGGCCGACAGTTTTTATCAGCAGGCATCGGCAGTTTTGGCCAGAATGGTGCGAAAGGCACAGGCTTGCTTGGCTTGCTTGGGTTCGCAGATGGTGGTCGTCCACCAGTTGGTCGTCCATCAATCGTTGGCGAACGTGGTCCCGAGCTATTTGTCCCTGATCGCAGTGGAACGATTATTCCGAACCATGCAATGGGCGGCTCTAACATTGTGGTGAATGTGGATGCTTCGGGTTCGTCTGTCGAAGGCGATTCTGGTCAAGCCGCACAACTTGGCAAAATGCTTGGCGCTGCAGTGCAGGCTGAGCTAGTCAAGCAAAAACGTCCTGGTGGTCTCCTCGCGAGCTGATGGCTACTTTCCCTTCAATTACGCCAACTTACGGGCTTCAGAAGCGCAGCTCTCCGGTGGTGCGGACGGTGCGCTTCGGTGACGGCTATGAACAACGCACAAGTCTTGGCTTAAATCAAAATCCAAAGGTCTACAACCTGACCTTTGAGGTATCAGAGACTGACGCCGACACTATTGAAACGTTTCTCGATGCTCGTGCTGCGGACAACGCAAGCTTTGATTTCACGCCGCCAGGTGAAGGCAGCAGCTCTAAATTTGTTTGTGAAGACTGGAGTAAGTCGATTCCTTATTTGAATCGTGCCAGTATCCAGGCAACGTTCCGCGAAGTTTTTGAACCTTAATGGCTTATACCGCTTGGGCTGCTAGCACTGCGTTCGCTGTTGGTGACGTTCGACGCGCCACGTCATCACAGAACAGCGGTCTGGTTTTTGAATGTACGACTGCTGGAACGTCAGGCAGCTCAGAGCCAACTTGGCCAACAGATATTGGCAGCACGCTGACCGACAACACTGTTGTCTGGACGGCGATCAGTTCGATTTATGCCGACCTCTCAGCACTCGCTCCAGACGCAATCATCGAGCTGTTTGAGCTGCATTATGACAACACGCTGCATGGCAGCACAGACATTTTGCGCTGGCACGCAGGTTCTAACGCTGATGTGACAGGCAATATCACTTGGAACGGCAACGATTACGCGCGTCTGCCTGTGCAGGCTGAGGGTTTTGAGTACACAAACGGCGGCACGCTACCTCGACCAACTTTGGCGGTTGCCAACCTCAACGGAGCGGTAACGGCAATACTGCTGGGCGTAAACCTGACAACTCCAGGTAATGACCTGACAGGTGCCAAGGTCAAGCGCATTAGGACGTTAAAGAAGTTTCTTGATGGCGAGTCAGCTGCTGATCCTTACGCAACGTTTCCTGTTGAGGAGTGGTTCATTGATCGCAAGGCCAACGAATCACGAGATGTTGTGAGCTTTGAGCTGGCCAGCAAGTTTGACCTGTCAAACAAAGAACTGCCCAATCGCCAGGTTGTGGCCAACATTTGCCAATGGCAGTACCGCAGTTCTGAATGCAGCTACACAGGCAGTGACTATTTTGACGTGAACAACAACAGCGTCGGAACGTTGGCGCAGGATGCGTGTGGCAAACGACTTAGCAGTTGTAAAAAGCGTTTTGGCGAGAACGGAGAACTACCGTTTGGGTCGTTCCCTGGAGCAGGACTGCTCACATGATGTTGCCGCCTTCGATCATGAGTCTGATCATGACTCAT